CTGTAACCAAAAAGTATACAGTCGCTCAAAGCGACCTAATACCTTGGTTTGCAGTTTTTTCTGCAAACCTGGGTTTTCAATTTTCGTCCACGTCAGGCATATAAATGTTTTGCAAACCAAAGTGCTCGCCCATAGCTTGGGCCAGCCGCTGAAAGTGTTTGCCGTGAATCTCGGCTTTTTTGTGTTCTTCCTGCCAAGCATGGATTAGCTCATGCGCCAGCAGGGTATCAAAGTCACGGTGCGCGTCTACGGTGTAAACCACAATTTTATGGGATTTCAGCAAGCCGGTTTTATCGCTGTATACGCCAATGTAAAACGCATCGCAGTCAGCACGCCGGCGAGTGCGAACGCTAACCTCAACAGGCAAACGAATACCCAGGTATTCAATCATCTGGTGTAGTGCTTTCATATTAAATCCCCAAGTGAAAATAAATCCAGTCCTCAAGCTCGGCATCCGTCAAGCTGGCAATAAACCGGCAGTCGTTCAAGATCAGGTCATAGTATTGACCCGAAAGCTGAGCCAGTATCACGGCTTTTTGAAGTGGTGTGTTCATGAGTTTATTATAACACAATTTCAGGGACACGCGCACGTGTAAAAATAAACAACATAGGGGTTTATCCCTATTGACAAGTGTGTGAGATTTGTGGTAAAATTGGCGCCTGCATACCAAAGTATGCAGTCGCTCAAAGCGACCGCTTCAAAAATGAATACCTTGGTTTCCAAGGTATTCTGCAAACAAAAGTTATGAGTTTTCGTCCATCTCAGCGCGAATCTTAGCCCAGTCCTCAGCAGTCCAAACCAGCACGCCATCGCTGGCCAGGTAGGTTTGCATGGCCTGGGCCATGGTTTCGGCTTCAATCTCAGTCTCGCGGCCGGTCGTCATATCTTCAAAAACGAATTTTTCCATGGTGTGCTCCTGTAAAATGTGGATTATATCACGAAAAGGCAGGGGCACAAAGCCCCTGCTGGCATCAGGCCTTTTCAGCCCGGATGAAATCGGCAATCTTGGCAAGAGCCGTTTTGTTGGCTTTGGTCAGCGATTCCGTATCGGCTTCGCTCAAGCCCAGGGCTTCGCCGATGTAATCGGCCCAAGCATCCTTCTTCACAACGGCTTCGCCGGTCTTGGTCTTGTAGACCTTCTTTTGATACACGCCCTCACGCGAGAGCTTGGCAACAATCGAGCGAACCGATTTGCCGAGAGCTTCGGCCATGCTTTCAACGGTCACGCCGGCTTGATAGTCGGCAACCATCTTAGCGGTTTGCTCGGGGGTATAGTTCACGGTTTTTGCAGTCATCATTTTCTCCTGAAAAGTCAAGGGTTAGGGTTTCATCACAAAAACAAAGTATACCACAAACGGCAAGGCAATGCAAGCGGCAAAGGCCAGTGCATCGAAAAATTCTTTTTTGCTCATGTTGATTTCCTTGTTGCGATGGAGTCTATTATACAGGGTTTGCAGGCGTGGTCAACAATTATTTTCTAGGTGAAAACACCTATTGACAAGTGTGTGAGATTTGTGCTATAATATTGGCGCACCCAAGTGTATACTTTTGTTTGCGAAACAAATTGAAAACAAAAGTATACATACTACTCTGGCGCAAAACGCATACCTAAGTATGCGTTTTGCTTGCTACTTAAACGCCGGCCACCTTCTTGCAGAAGGCCCGGAACTGCTCCAGGGGCATCTCGCCGCGCAGATTGTTGGCAAACGCAGTGGCCAAGTGGATGTTGCCGATTTCATACCCGCGCGTGCAGTCGATGCGATCCATCGAGCACACCAGAGGATTCTTGCCGCCATACCAATCGCCGCCGCGCTCGATGCTCATGAGGTCGCCGGTCAAACCACAACGACCTTGCTGGCCATGGAACAGGCCGACCAGATACTGCACAGTCACGCCATCGTCAAACGGCAGATTCTTGATTTTAGCACGATGCTTGGCATGCTTGAGACTAGTGGCGAAGAACTGTTCGAGAGGGGAGCGGGTGGAGCGGGCCATGTTGGTTTCCTTGTTGCGATGAGTCTATTATACAGGTAATTTGGTCGCTTGCAAGGACTTTGCAAATTATTTTATAGGGATAAACCCTAGCGGAAGAAAGTATACAATTTGCTCAGGAAACAAAAGTATTACAGACAGGGCGGTTTGTAGACTAAAATTTACACACATGCCTGGGGACCCCACCGCACGCGGCCTATATGAGAAATTTTCTGAAAACCAAAAGGTGCCAACACTGACCCTAAATCGCCACATATTCCCGATACGCCCCAAACTGCCCCAACCTACCCCAACCTACCCCAACCTACCCAACCCACCAAAAAATTCCACTTGCCCCCAACCGCCCACTAATGTTATAATGGGCCAAGACAACCAGGATTGTACCTCATGCAACAAAATTTACCTGCAGAAACACTGCAAATCCAACCCGAATACTTAGAAGTGGCAAACCACTACCTGCAATGCGGCAACGTTCAAACTGTTGCTGACGACCTTGAACTCGCCCCCGAGCGCGTGTCGGAGATCCTGCGCCGACCTGAAGTACGTGGCTATGTGTCGCAGGTATACTTAGACACCGGCTACAACAACCGATTTTTAATGCGTCGTGCGGTGGATGCACTAATCAAGCGCAAGTTTCAGGAGCTGGAAGAGGCAGATGTGGGTTCTAATAAAGACATCACCGAGCTGCTCACACTATCACATAAAATGACCATGGACTACTTGGACCGTGAAATTCAGCTGGAGAAGCTGCGCCAGGGTAACACCGGCCCACAGCGCCAGGTTAACGTGCAGATTAATGAGCTAGACTCCAGCAAATACGCGCAGCTTGTGCAGAAATTAATTAGTGGAGACGGCGTTTAATGTTAGTAGTTTCCAGACCCGACGTTAATTGTGATGCTATTCAGGAGTTTGACCCACAGCGCCGCTTTATTAAGCTGCCTATCACCAACTACCTAAAGTTGCTGGGGTTGTGGGACACTATCAACCGACCCCAAATCGCACTAATCAACGCGGTTAACGATCCCAAATACCGCTTTGTATGCGCGGCACTGGCTCGTCGCCTAGGCAAAACCTACATCGCCAACATTATTGGTCAGCTGGTCACACTAGTACCCAACGCCAACGTGTTAATTATCTCGCCAAACTATAACCTTAGTAGTATCTCGTTTGAGTTGCAGCGCAAGCTTATTAAACACTTTGACCTAGAGGTAGCGCGTGATAACTTAAAAGACAAGATTATTGAGCTGTCAAACGGTAGCACAATTCGTATGGGTTCGTTATCGACTGTAGATTCAACAGTGGGTCGATCGTATGACTTAATTATTTTTGATGAGGCTGCGCTGGGTGAGGGTGGTGAAGCAGCTTTTAACGTTGCACTACGTCCTACCCTAGACAAGCCCAACGCTAAAGCAATTTTTATCTCTACTCCCCGCGGTAAAAACAACTGGTTTTCGCAGTTTTGGAATCGTGGATTTGACCCTAACTTTCCAGAATGGGTTTCACTACAAGCGGACTATAGCGAAAATACACGCATGGCTGAGTCGGATGTGGCTGAAGCTCGCCGGTCCATGTCAAAAGCGGAGTTTGAGCAAGAGTACATGGCCAGCTTTACCACCTTTGAAGGCCAGATTTATGCACTAGCGGAGTCTAATATTGTCGCGGAGCTGCCACCACAAGTACTAGAAGGCCGTGGTTGTGAGTTCTTTGCAGGCTGTGACCCTGGCTACCGCGACGAAACTGCGTTTGTGGTGGTGTGCTATGTAGCGTCGGAGGACCGATTCTACATAGTAGACGAGTACTTGGAGTCGGAGCGTACTACGCAACAACACTCTGAGGCTTTTCAGGCACTGTGTTCACGCTACGGCATTGAAACCATATTTATTGACAGTGCAGCTGCACAGTTTAGTGCTGACCTTGCGTACCAGTACAATTTGGCAACCACTCGTGCTAAAAAGGACGTGCTGCCCGGCATTGCCTATATTCAAACGCTTGTGGGTCAAGACAGGCTGCGCGTTGCCCAACACTGCAAGCATGTCTTAGCCATGTTTGACCAGTACCGCTGGGACACTCGTGAAAACCTGCAACGTGAACGCCCACTACACGACAAATACTCGCACATGGCTGACGCTGTTAGGTACGCACTATACACCTTTACAGTGTAAAAATACTCACATGCATGCTGTGTGATGCCAGCGCTGCAAAAATTTCAGCATTGACATGTGGGTGCTTTTTGGTTATAATACTAATATTTGCACAGGCAAATAAAAAATGGCAAAAAACACAAACAAGCGCATCCCAGTTAAATGGGTACGAGACCGCGCTAAAGCAGCTTACGAAAAGCAAGGCAACTGTTACATTTGTAACAGCACCCAAGACTTAGAGCTGCATCACCTACATTCAATTACAGTTTTGCTAGAAACGTGGGCAGACCGCAAAGGCTACGACATTTCCACTGACGAAGGCATCTTAGCTTGCCGCGATGAATTTATCCAAGCACATAAAGTGGAGCTATACGAGCAGGTATATACCCTATGTAACCGGCATCATGTAGCACTTCACGGTGTGTATGGTAAAACTCCTCAGCCAGGTTCTGAGTCAAGACAAGCACGTTGGATTGAAATACAGCGTAGCAAAGTTCAAAACGGTGGACGTGTACAAGACAGCCTAGCAGGTACCTCAAGTTTTGCAGGACTCTACTAGGGTACTTAAAATGAACGTATTTCAAAAATCTGCGAACTGGGTTCGTGAAAAACTAAATCCAGCGCAAGAACGCATTGCCCAGTCTGAGGGCACAATGGTGGGAACCACAAGCAAGCTTACTTATCAGCAAGCTTTTAAACGCGTAGACGTGGTTAACCGCAGCGTTAATATGGTAGTTTCAGCATGTGCTTCGCTGGACTACGACATCAAAGAAAAGATTCACGACGGAGTTGTGGTAGGTGTGCGTCAAAAAACGCTAAACACACTGCTAAACTTTCGTCCTAACCCGTATCAAAGTGCACAAGACTTTAGACGCGCAATATTTACCGACTACATACTAGAAGGCAACGCGTTCATTCACTTTGACGGTACATTTATGTATCACCTGCCAGCCGACAACGTAGAAATCTTAACAGATGAACGCACGTTTATTCGTGGCTACAGGTACAACGGTTTGGTAGACTTTAAAGAGTCAGAAGTATTTTACTTTCGCGACATAAGTTCCGACAGCATCTACCGCGGCAGTTCCCGACTAGAAAGTGCGGAACGCAGCGTTAACTTGCTGTACAGCATGCAGCAGTTTCAGGAACAGTTCTTTGACAACGGTGCAGTGTTTGGTTTAGTGCTAACTACCGAAAACACACTATCACAAGTTGCTAAAGAGCGTACAATTGCCTACTGGATGCAAAAGTACAATGCAAAGTCGGGAGGCAAGCGCCCACTGATCCTAGACAGCGGTTTAAAGCCAGAAAAGCTAACCGAGTCCAGTTTCAAGGAAATGGACTTTGACCAGTCGCTAAAGTCACACGGTGAAAAAATAATGACAACTATTGGCGTTCCACCTATCTTACTAAACGGTGGCAACAACGCTAATATTGCACCTAATTTAAGACTGCTATACCTAGAAACTGTATTGCCAATCAATCGCAACTTTATTTCTAGCATAGAGCGTTATTTTGGATACGATGTTGAAGCTGTTACAAGTTCTGTGAGCGCATTACAGCCAGAACTAAAAGACATTGCTCAATATCACTCAACTCTGGTTAACGGCGGCGTTATCACTCCAAACGAGGCCCGTGTAGAGTTACGTTATGACAAGATCGAAGGTCATGACGAGTTAAGAATCCCTGCAAACATAGCAGGATCGGCTGCTGATCCGTCGCAAGGTGGAAGACCTGGTGGTAATCAGCAATAAGGAGTATTATGGTAGATAAAAATAAAATCATTTACTTTAACAGTAAGTTTACTGCTAAGGCACTACCTAAGACCGACGACGAAGATGAAAGCATTGAGATTGAGGGTTATGCGTCGACAAACGACAAAGACCGTCACGGAGATGTTGTTCCAAGCAGCGTGTGGGAGAAGGGCATCAGCAATTACCTAAAGAATCCGGTAATTTTAGCCTATCATAATCACACCTTGCCAGTCGGCAAAATGATTGACTATAAAATCGACGACAAAGGATTATGGATTAAAGCCCGTATTTCTGACGCAGCCGGCGATGTATACAAACTAGTCAAGAAGGGTATCCTAAGTGCTTTCAGTATTGGATTCCGCATCGAAGATGCAGAGTACAATTCAGCAGCAGAGGTATTTTTAGTTAAAGAGCTGGAGCTACATGAAATTTCAGTAGTAAGTGTACCAGCAAATCAAAACACACTTTTTAGTCTTTCTAAGGCATTTGACAGCGCCGAAGAATTTGAATCTTTTAAAATGCAATTTGCAGTCAGTAGCGACTCAGCTAAAGGGCTAGAAGCCTCTGACCAAGCAGATAGCGAAGTTAATAAGGAATGGAACATGGATCCAAAACAATTAGAACAAATGTTGGCCGCTGCTGCTGAGAAGGCTGCTGCCCAGGCTGCTAAGGCAATCGTCGAAGCACAAGAAAAGGCTGCTGCTGAGAAGGCTGCCCAAGACAAGGCTGAGGCCGAACTACAAGCACGTATCAAGGCTGCTGTTGCTGCCGTTACTCCTGCTGAAACTGGTGCTGAGAAGCTACTGGCCGAAGTTGAGAAGCGTTTAGCTGATACACAGGCTGAAAGCAAGAAGGCTCTAGAAGGCCTAGAAACTGCTCTTAAGGAAAAGGCTGCTGAGCTAGAAGCCATTCAAAAGAGCCGTATGCAGTTCAGCGATGGCAAGGCTGGCGAAATGAGCTATGCCGACAAGGAAAAGGCAGTTCTGCTAGCTAAAATGGCTGGTAAGAGCTTAGAAAGCACCAAGTTTGGTCGCGAAATGGTTCAAAAGTATGGTGCACACGTACCTAGCGCTACTTGGGAACTAGAAGTTAGCCTAAACATGGAAAACGAAGTTCGTCGTCGTTTAGTTGTTGCTCCTACCCTACGCGGTATCCAGATGCAAACTAACGTTATGACTATCCCTGTGAACCCAGAAGCTGGCGTTGCAACATGGGTACAGAACGCTCAGTTTGGTACTTCTAACAGTGCTGGTGGCAATGCTACTCACGCTCTAAAGGAAATCACCTTAAACGCATATAAGGTTGCTACAAACGAATACGTTGCCTTCGAAGAAGAAGAAGACGCACTAGTAGCCATTATGCCTGTTATTCGTGATGCTATGGTTCGCCGTGTTGCTCGCGCTGTTGACCGCGCTATGCTACGTGGTGCCGGTGCCGGCGCAGACCCAGTCAAGGGCCTAGCTACTTACGACGCAAGCAGCGCCGTTACTATGGACATCAGCAACAACGACAAGTTAACTGTTGCTCGTCTACGTGCTATGCGCCGTGATCTAGGTGCATGGGGTCTAGACCCAAGCGAACTAGTCTACATCGTTTCCACAGACGGTTACTACGACCTGTTAGACGACGACAACTTCCTAACAGTTGACAAGGTTGGCACACAAGCTACCCTATTAACTGGTCAAATTGGTAGCGTTGCTAACACTCCAGTTCTAGTTAGCGCCGAGTTCGCTGACAAGGCTGACGGTGCAGTTGGTGCAATCTGCTTTGCTCCAGGTAACTTCTTAGTTGGTAACCAGCGTGGTCTACGCGTTGACACCGACGACTTAGTTGAGACACAGCGTCGCGTAATGGTTGCAAGCCTACGCACTGGTCTAACACAAGTTACAACTAACTTAGGTGACGGCGTAAGCGCCCTACGTTACGTAGCTTAATTCTACTGACAAGGATCCTAGTGATCCTTGTCTTTTAAATGCACTCAACAGCGTGCATTTAAAAGACAACAAAGAGAGGCTTAAATGGCAAATTTAGTTACTAAAGCAGAATACAAAGCCTACGCAGGAATTAGCTCTACAAATCATGATGCAGAAATTGATTTGTTAATCCCAAAAGTCTCGCAACTAGTTAAAACTTACTGCAACAGCGGTATCATTGACTACTACAGCGAGCAGAAAGTACAAGACTTTAACGGCGGCTATGAAGCCCTGTTGCTAAAAGAAGCCCCAGTTGTACAAGTTATTAGCGTTGAATATAGTGCCGACTACGGTCAAACTTACACAGAATTAGTTGAGTATACCGATTGGGTACTAGATCAAGAAACTAATCAGATCGTAAGCACACAACCTACAGGATTTCCACAAAAGCTAAAAGGCTATCGCGTAAGTTACTTTGCAGGATACGAAACAACTCCTGAAGATTTAAAACTGGCCGTAATGGACTTGTTAAACTACTATCGCCGCAATGATGGTGCAGTTCACAGCAACAAAGCACCAAGTGCAAATGGTATCCAAATTGAGTACGTTACTAACACTAACTTTCCAGCACACATTAAGCGCGTGCTAGATCAGTACAGAGTAGATTACGCATGAGCAAAATAAAAGGCGAACAAGAGCTTAACAAATACGTTAATCAGGTACTTAAAAAGAGCCAAGTATTTAAACGTCTACAGAAAAATTACAGAGATACTTTAAATACAAAGTATCATATACTAGACCTTAGCTTCGACGCCTTACGCTCGGCAAACGTTAAAGACAATTCACAAGAAGAATTAGAAGTTTTTAGCGATTGCTATTATGAATTTATAGTTACCTTATCAGGCTACATTACTGCAAGAGGTTTAAATACTTACAAAAGCTTAAGTTCTATAACTATAGATAGGAAAAAGACAAAAAAGTTAAACACTTTTTTAATTGAAGAGCCTACAGTATTGGTGTCCCCTTCCTTTGGTACTGCACGCGACTATGTTTCAGCAGTATCTAAGCTAATACCAAATAATAAGTATTTTGGTATTAGTAATAGAGCACGTACGCTCGAAGAAGTTCTTCGAGAAGAGCGAAAAACAATAGAACAGTTAAAAGCAGAAGGCAGATTCTTCGACCCTAAATCTGGAATAGAATACGAAGACGAAGCACTTACCATACAAAGAGTTCGTGCACTAAGTAACGTAGACCTTGGACATACGCCTGGTAATGAAATAGGACGAGATTCTCCACTAAAGTCTCAGATCGAAGGTGCCTTGGGTGCAAAACTAACCCCTGCCGCATTTAAGGTTATTAATAAGGCTACTGAAATACCTCAAACGCTTTTGTTTGAGGCAGACGCAAAAATATCTGAAGCCATAACTAAAAGCTTACAAGACTTAGTTAATATACAGGCTAATTGCGTAGTAGAGTTTGAGAACCAATTACCAAAGCAGTTTTCTCAAAAATTTGGCAAAGCTGGATTTTTATCACTAACTCTACAACTGTTCACAGTAAACAACGACTTATCTAAAAGCGAGTCAGATGTAAGAAATGCGTTACTAGGTGAAATAAAAGAAGCCTTACGAAACGTAATCAAAAACATACCTGGCTCAAATACACTTGAGCAGGACTTGCAGCAGGGAACAGCAATACTCATACGTAATGCCATAATGGACGGTATTACAGGAAAAGGTTCCACGGCCAAATTAAAGCCACACGATAAGTTACAAGCAAAAACTCTTGAAAAGGGTGTACAAGCTAAAAAGCCTGCATCTGAAAAAGGTAGGTTTAAGTTACACGGATCAAAAACCCCAAAAGGTGGATCAGGTACCACACTTAAACAACTAGAGCCAAACTTATCTAGCTTACAACGCCTGCTAGATGCAAACTTAGTGCAACAAATAAAACAAAACATGGGCAACGGCACCAGCACTACCGTATTAAACTTGCGTAGTGGGCGCTTTGCTGAAAGTGTTAAAGTAGAGCGACTAAGCGAAAGTCGCCAAGGTATGATAACTGCTTTTTATACCTACATGAAAAATCCATATGCTACGTTTGCCGAAGGTGGACGTCAGCAAAGCCCTGCTAGCAGAAACCCTAAACTGCTGATTTCTAAGTCAATTCGCGAAATTGTCCAACAGCAGGTAGCCAACAGATTGCGAGCAGTAAGCATATGACAAAACGAACGTCTATAACCAAAGCCCTAGCCGACAAGCTTAACACGACGCTTGACGGCACTGGTGGCTACAACACAAACTTGCACAACAACGCGTATCCCAAGCTAAAGTTTTGGGACGAAGTGCAAGATTTTCCTAGTGTGTACTTATCACCAGGCACCGAATTGCGCGAATATCTTCCCAGCGACTTTACTTGGGGATTTTTAAACGTGTCAATCAAAGTTTACTGCAAAGGCGAAGACGCTCAGCAGGAACTAGAAAATTTGTTGGAAGATATTGAACGGGTTGTTGATGAAAATCGTGTACTAACCTACGACATCACCAACAATTACGAAACAACTGAAATATTAGTTCAGTCTATAACCACGGACGAAGGCCTGTTAGCCCCATATGCCGTAGGTGAAATAAACTTACAGGTGCGCTACGCACTAACTTAATGCCGAACTCGTGGCTACAACAGATAAATGTCTAGTTAAGCCTCGTGCTTCGCGCATAAATAAAAAGGAAAGATTATGGCATTAAATTTAGTCCGTAATAGTAGAGTATTCTTTACTACAAACGTTGATACTTTTGGTACAATTGTAACTGGAGTTGGTGGTACAACAGACCATACAGCACTTTCAACTAGAGAAATTCAAGTTCTTGATGGTTTTACGTTCTCGCAAAATACTGAGCAAGAAACAGTTACCATTAACGAAGCAGGTGCAACTCCAGTTCGTGGACAGCGTAGCTTTAACACAGCACTGGCACCAGTTGACTTCTCAATGAGCACGTATATGCGTCCTAAGAAGCTGGACAACCAAGCAGTAAAGTGCGAAGAAAGTGTGTTATGGGGTGCATTAACCAGCGTTAGTGGCAATGGCTGGACTGAGGGCAACGACACAGTTGACAGTGGTTCTTCTAAAGCTGATTTCTTAAACAGCGACGCACACCAACTACAAAAGTTTGGTTTAATCGTTGTGCTAGACAACGTTACCTATCTAATTCACAACTGTGTATTAACACAAGCAACTATCGACTTTGGTATTGACGCTATTGCAACTATTGCTTGGACAGGTCAAGCTGGTAGCATTGAAAAAATTGATAACCCAACAATTGGCAGTGGAACGTTCACAGGTACACTAGTAGGCAACTTCCTACCAAAAGTAACAAATGCTCCTTATATTGCCAACAAGTTAAGCACAGCAACATTTACAAGTGCTATTAGTGGTAGTTCAGTTCCATACGTTGTACCTATTACTGGCGGTAGCTTAACTATTAACAACAATGTTACATATTTAACTCCTGCTAACTTAGGTGTGGTTAATAAGCCTGCTACGTACTTTACAGGTACTCGTGCTATTACTGGTACGCTAAATGCTTACCTAAAAACGGGCAGCAGTACGAGTACAGATACTGGTAGCCTGCTATCAGATATGTTAGCAAACATTAACAGTAGTAACCCAACCGTAGAACCAAGCGCTGCCGTTCTTATTAACATTGGTGGCCCAAATGCCCTAAAGGTAGTTTTAGATATGCCGACAGCTACATTCTCTGTACCAACAGTTGACGTTCAGCAGGTTGTTTCTACAACTATTAACTTTACGGCACAAGGCGCTAGTGGCGGCAATTTTGATATTGAGCAGAAGAACGAACTAACCGTTAAGTACTACGCTCCAGAACAAGCAAGTTAATATTTAGTGTAATGTTTACACAAGAGGAGGGGTTGATCTCCCTCCTCTACTTTTTATAACCCAGGATTATAACAATGACCCTAAATCTCAAAAGCTTACTAGTACCTTCCAAAGAAGTAGAAGTAGAATTTCCAGGAATGCCTGATTTTAAAATCCAGGTATGCTTCCTTTCACGTGAGACGCTGCTAAATATTCGTAAGAAGTCCACTAAAGTAACCTTCAAGAATCGCAGCCCTCAAGAAGAGTTTAATGATGAACTGTTCTTGGAGCTATACGTACAAAATGCTATCAAGGGCTGGAGCGGCTTAAAACTCAGCTACTTAGAGCAGCTTGCGCCAGTAGACTTAACAGGCCAAGACATGAACGCCAACCTAGAGTACACGCCTGAAAATGCATTGTACTTGATGAAGAACAGCAGCGCTTTTGACAGCTTTATTAGTGAACAGGTAAACGACCTGGGAAACTTTTCGAAGAGCAGTTAATCGAACTGCGTAAAATGTTGGTAAGCTACTTTCAAAATAGTGGTGCAGGTATGACCCGCGACCAGTACTTTGAAATGTGCGAAATGCTAGGCAGCGAACCCATTGACAGTGAAATACCTGTTGAACTAGACGACTTTCCTTCAGAAGTACATCAAGCGTTTGGTATTTACAGAATGCTAAGCGATAACTGGGAAGGAATGAGTGGTCAATACATGGGTAAAATATTTACTGGTATAAAAGACATACTAGAAGTTGCTCAAGTAGATCCGCAAGACCAATATTTTACTATATCATTGTGTAGGCTCATAGACGATGTGCGTATGCAAGAAATCAATAAAAAACAACAAAAGCCCGCTAGTTAACGCTACGCGGGCTTTTTTACGCATAAAATTTTTTGCATTGACACCACTATGCCTGTATGATATAATGGTGATATTTGCAAGCTCACGCTAAATTTTTTGGGTTTGAGCAAAAGGTAGCCAGGAGAAACTATGGCAAGTGGAGACATTAACTTAAACCTTAATGTTCTTGATAAGGGCGGCACTATTAAAAGCCGTACTCAAGACGCTAAGGAATTAAATAAAGAATTAGATAAGGCTGCCAACAGAACCACAGGTACTCGCAGTGGTAGTATGGCAGCTAGACGCGCCGGATTTCAGTCGCCGGATAGTATTAGCGACCAAGAGTATAATCGAGGCCGCGGTGCAGCAGGTGTAACTGGTGCAAGTGCCCGAGATTTTGCAAACCAAGCACAGGGTTTAGGTGGATTAGTTAGACTGTACGCAACTTATGCAGCTAACGTATTCGCTGTAAGTGCCGCGTTTGAAGCCCTACGTAACTCTATGGCAACGGATATAATGATTCGTAGCATGGATAGGCTAGGTGCTAGCAGCGGTATTGCTCTAGGTGGTTTGGCAAAGCAATTTGCAGCAGCGAGTGACGGAGCTATTAGTTTTCGTGAAGCAGCAGAAGCTGCTACAAAAGCAACATCCGCAGGTTTAAGTACCAAACAGTTTATGGAACTAGGAGTTGTGGCTAAAGGTGCTGCACAGGCCCTTGGTCTAAACATGAGTGACGCTATCAGCCGCTTAACGCGTGGTATTACAAAGCTAGAGCCAGAACTATTAGACGAACTAGGCATCTTTACAAAGATTGGCCCTGCCACCGAAGCTTATGCTAAGAAGGTTGGTAAAACCGCTGATAGTTTAACAGACTTTGAGCGCCGCCAAGCTTTTGCTAATGCAGTTCTAGAAGAAGGACGCAGAAAGTTTGCAGAAGCTGCTGGTGAGGCCAACCCATACGATAAGTTATTAGCTAGCTTAAAAGACGTAGCACAAACCATTTTAAGCACAGTAAATACTGTAATAGCTCCTATAGCAAAAATACTTGCAGATAATTCTCAACTTATCGGGTTAGCTATTGCCGCTGCTGCTGTAAAAATTGTTAGCACAGCACTTCCAGCACTAGCACAATGGCGTGGCGGATTACTAAACGCCGCAAAAGCAGCCAAAGAATCTGCTAGAGAGATAAACAGAAGCTATGGAGAAGCATTTGTTGAGCGCTATGAAGCACGACTAAACTTACCAGGTATTAGATCGGACATAGAAAAAACAAAGAAAGAAATTGCCGCATTAGATAAGGATTTAGTAGGTACTACTGCTCTAACAGCAAGACAAAAATCTAGTGCAACTTTTAAAGCCGTAAGAGACGGCGAGTTATTGACAGCTAGACAGATAACTGCTGCCGAAAAGACTATTGAACAACAGTTAGCTAAAAATACAGACGCTTCTACGCGCTACGCTACAGCCTTACGTAGTAGAATAGATGCACAAAAACGCTTAGTTGACTTACAAAAGCAAGAAATCAGTCTTGGTAACAGAGTGGTAGATATTGCTACTGAGCAACCAGGGTTTTTTAGTGGCACCGGTAGTCGTGAACGTATTGCTGCAAGAACAACAGCGCGTGCTGAATATTTAGGTTTAGTAAGCGGTGTAGGTGACCTAGTACAGGAAAAAGGTTTAGGTGCGCTAGGCGGATTTTACAAAGAAGTAGATAGCAATAAAAACCTAGGAAGATTTGATAAGTTTAAAGCAAAAGCAGTAGGTACTTTTGCTGGTATTGCTACAGAAGCAGCTATTCTAGGAAGATCACTAGCAGGCGTATTTAATGGTATAGGTATAGCATTAACGGCTTTTGCCTTATTAGATCCACTACTATCCAAGAACTCAAAAGAAGCCTCTGAGTTTTCTGGTAGTGTAGATAGTTTAAGCGAGGCTGTAAAAACAAGCATAGATGTAAACAATAAATGGCAGTATACACTTTCAATTGAATCTATAAATGCTCGTGCAAACGCTTTCAATAATTTGGCTGATGGAATTACTAACCTAACAATTAACTTATTGCGTGCAGATCAGGCAGCAAGTGGTTGGGATAAGTTTATTGATGGTTTCAAAATACCTTTTGGTGCTGATTTAAAAACTAGTTTTGAAAAATCTTTGGCTGCCGGAGTTGATGGTGCTATAAAAGCCCTGCCTGCTGGTGAATATCAGGATGACTTAAAAGAAAAACTACAGACGATACTTAACGTGGACGATTTAAGTGTTGGAACAGTAGCAGAAGCTTTAAGACAGCTAAGTCCAGAGCAAATATTAAGAGTTGGTAGTGCAATAGGTACTGCAGTCGATTTATCTAACAAAAAGATAAAAGACTTGCAAGCCACTACACAAGATTTTAAAGATACCAGTAAGGGTGTTGATGATAGCTTGTTAGCCCTGCGCAATAGCTTACAGGAAAAAGGTCCACTAAATAGCTTTCTTGACGCCGGCCTAAAACAAGCGGTAGCTTTACAAAGAACATTAAAAGACACCGTAAGTGCACAAGCAGTGTTCAAGAGTATTGTAAGCGGCGAAACAAGGTTACAGTTAGTAGACCCTCAAGCTGCGCAAGGTATAGCTAATTTAGCTCGTGAATCTTCTGCATTAACCGACAAAGCTTCTCGTTACAACAAAGAGCTAACTACAACTAATGGTAAGATTGCTGAAATAGATAAACAACTACAGCAGTATAACATACCAGTTGACCAAATTACAGAGTCTGTAGCTGCGTACGAATCCGCCGCTGTGTCAGCGCTAAAAACTCAGCGAAATCAGTTGCTGGCTGCTAAGAACGATACAGTAAGCGCATTATCTGGAATAAACGACCAAATTAAGCGTATTGCAGAATCTGCATCTAAGCTTGTACGAGATGCTATTTCTACACAAGTAGATTCCGCCTTAGCAATAGCTAGTACCAGACTTGCACAGATCGCTAATCAAGGTAAGTCTAATATAGCACAAAAATTACCTGTTGAAACTAAGCAGACTATTGATCTACAGGCAAAACTAGCAAAAGAAGCCATTGATTTAGATGAACGCATGTTCACTCTGCAAACCAGCATGGTTAAGTCAATGGACAATCTGGCAATACAGCTAGAAAAGAATCGTATAACTGAAGTAAACAGACAGTTGGAGCAAGGCCTTGAAAAAATGCCTGGCGATGCAATTCTTAGTAGAGAGCTAACTGCAAATAAAATAAAGCTAGCCGAACTTGACAAAGTTTCTAGAATTTACATGTCTGGAGCACCAACAAACGCTAATATAAATGCGTTAAAAGCGTTTGCCAAAGAAAACCCACAATATCTGGGCTTGGTAAATACTATGAGTGCTGAGCAAGTTGGCAGAGCTGGTTTTGCTACAAGACGCCAACAATTAGACGTAGATACTGATATTAGACAGATTACTAATAAGTACTCTGGCCTAATAGAGCAGTCCGCAATAGTAATCAAGGAATTAGAGACTAGAAAAGGTCTGCTAGAGACTAATACTCCTCAGGACTTACAGGGCATAAGTAATTTAAGACAAGAAATAGCCCAAGAAAGAGCTAGACAAGAACAGCTGCAGATTAAGCGAGATCAAGACATTACTGCTCGTGTAGGAGCAGGTATTGGTAAAGGTGCCAACGTACAGTCAGCAGTACAGGAAGCGTTAGCTAGAACAGGTATTCGACTTGGTGCTTCTCAAGCAGCTGCTGGTGGTGAAGAACAAGTAGCGCAGGCTAAAGACACCAGAGCTATAGGACTGCAGGCCTTGTCAGAGCAAACCACTATTGCTAGAAATGCTAGAGCAACTGAACTAGAAAAGCTTGCTTTAACTGCTCAAAAGTCTAAAGACAATATAGATCTTGAAAAAGAGCAAATAGATCAACTAAAGCAGCGTGGAACTATTAGTGAAACCGCAGCCGCTAGAGAACTATTGCTATTAGACACAAAAGCGGCAGCAATAGAGCAAGTTTTAGCCCTAGAGCGTGCTAGAGATCAGTTCTTAAGATCACAAGAAGATTACAATAAAAAGTTACTTGAATCTGGCGGTGTGCAGACGGAAGAATTAAAGTCTGAAGAAGAAGCTTATAAGGCTACTTATAAAACAGCAGTAGATGGAGCTAATTCAGCATACGCTGCTAGAGTTCGATTAAACTCTGTAAAGATGACTGGACTTGACGAAGACTCTAAGAAAATCGATGCTATAAAAGACAGATTTGAGCAAGCTTTTGTAGGTATTGGCGACAAGATTGAAGAGTTTGTACGCACAGGCAAAACAAGCTTCAAAGACCTATTCCAGTCCCTCCTATCAGACCTTATTAAGATGGAACTTCGTTGGCAAATGAGTTCCATGTGGAAACTTATGAAGGGCGACAAGGATATTGGTTCAAGTCCACTAAGTATGGGTTTTGACTGGCTAAAAGGTTTCCTAAATAAAGGTAGCGCAGCTGCAGCAAGTACTTCTAGCATGGATCTTGCAGGAGGAAGTGCTGACCTATTGATGGCAAAAGGCGGTGCGTTTGATTACGCAATGCCAGTAAACAAGTTTGCTCAAGGCGGAACCTTTACTAACTCAATAGTAAGTAGTCCTACACTATTTAAGTTTGCACAAGGTACAGGTTTAATGGGTGAGGCAGGCCCTGAAGCGATTATGCCACTAACCCGTGATAGTAGCGGTACTCTCGGTGTACGTGCACAAAGTGCAAATCAACCTGCTCCAAAAGTAGATGTTGTAGTTATTAACAATAGCAAGGACAAGGCAGAAACCAAAGAAACAACTGACAGTCGCGGTAACCGTAGAATTGAGGTAATCGTTGGTGATATGGTCTCCGGCGAAATGTCTAGACCAGGCTCTGCTACACAATCTGCTATGAGATCTAATTTCAACCTAACACCTGCCTTAGTAAGGAGATAAAATATGGCTTACAGTTTTACTTGGCCTAGTTCGTTGCCACAAGCGCCACAAAAAGGGTTTCAAGAAACTATCGGTGCCTTAATACTTCGTACTAATATGGACGCAGGTCCAGCCAAGCAGCGTCGCAGAGGTGCACGTCCAGATACCATGGACGTGCAGTTTATTATGACAACAGAGCAAGTACAAACTCTTACAGATTTTGTACTTGACCAACTAGATGGCACCGCTAGATTTGGTTTTACACATCCACGTAAAAATATTATAGTAGAAGTCCGAATAGTTCCTCAACAAGACGGCCAGTTATTTACTACTGCATACCTAGCCCCAGGCTACTGGAACGTATCATTAAAGTTTGAAATATTACCATGAGTAGAATATCAGCAAGTGGAAAATTATCGCCGGCAGCTTTACGTGCTATGTTTAGTACGGAATCAGACGATACGCTAATTATGTTGCTTACTATATACGATCCCATCAATACAAATACAGTAGTGGCAAGATTAGCTGATGGATACACTAAACGTATATACGAAACACCACGAGAAGTAGCGTATGGTGTAACATCAAATGGTAATGACTACCTATTTTTACCAATAAATGTTAGCCTACCTTCCGAAGAAGATAGCAGTGCCCCAAGATGCAGCATTACAATTACTGATGTAACCAGGCACATAATACCTATTATACGTAGTATTTCTGGACCCCCACGTGTAGATATTGATTTGGTGTTAGCCTCTACCCCAAACTACATTGAGGCAAGTTTTCCGGGATTTTACATAACTAACTTTACCTACAATGCAGACTCTGTTCAAGCGGATCTTGCTATGATAAATTACGCGGTAGAGCCTTTTCCGGCTTTTACTTTTACGCCCCAATATTTTCCAGGACTTTTTTAATGTGGTATAATAAATATATTGGAATACCTTATAAAGACAAGGGACGCGATGAAACCGGCATTGATTGCTGGGGATTAGTCGCACTTGTTTATAAGCAGGAGTTCGGCGTAGAGTTACCTAGCTTTGCAGAACTTTACACAAGCGCAGATGATGCCGAAAGCGTAGCCATTGCTGTAACCACTAATATGGACAATTGGGTGTCTGTAGAAGAAGGTGTAGTTGGCTCAGTAGTGTTATTTAAAGTACTAGGACACCTATCTCACGTAGGTATTTATGTAGGCAACAATCAGTTTATACATGCTGGTCGCGGCGGCGTAGAAGTAGTTGTAGAACGACTAGATTCGCCTAAATGGAAAAAGCGATTTGTTGGTTTTTACGAGTATAGCGACGAACCTCAGCAGGTTACTGAGAGCGCAATGCTTACGGCCGTTCCACACCCGCTAAGAACTAGTTCTTTTACAGAGCCAGTACCAGAAGGCAGCACTTTATTAGATATTCATAATAAGTTAAATAGTTTATTTCCTATTACCAGCGAAATAACTGTAAAATACATACTGTTTTTAAACGGCGAGGCTATACCACAAGATCGTTGGGCTACAACTATTGTAGCAGCTGGAGATAAGGTAGACTACAGAGTTTTAGCTGATAAAGAAATTGGCAGACTGCTATTATTTATTGCAGTAATTTATATTGCAGTTACTTTTGGTCCACAAATTGGAGCTGCATTAAGCAATGCTGCAGCTAGTGCTACTGGTGGTGTAGTAGGCACTGCCGGAGCTACTGCTGGCACAGTTGGCACTAGCTGGACAATGGTAGCTAGAATGGGAGTTCAACTAATTGGATCTCTACTAATAAACGCCATTGCTCCAATACGCCCACCTACAGATCCAGGCGTACCAAGACCAGTAAACTTATTTAATGGTGGCAGTAATCAAATATCTAAGTATACCGGCATCCCAGTAGTGCTTGGGCGTATGCGTATCACACCACCATTAGGTGCTCAACAAATTGTAGAGTATGTTGGCTCAGAAAAAACAAAATTAAATAGTTTAGTAGTATGGGGCTTTGGACCTTTAGAGGTCAGCGATATACAAATCGGTGCACGCGATCTTTCAACCTATGGTAGTTGGAAAGCCGCTACTTTACAAGGCTTTCCGAACGAGGACACTACACAGTTCGATTCTATATACCCAACAGATTCAGAACAGTTAGCTCCAAATACTAAATTAATAAATGCAACTGAGTATAACCCAGATGAGTTACCTGGTGACGCAATTAATCCGTGGTATGAGCAATACCTAAGTAATCAGTGTGATAGAATATCAGTAGCTATTCATTTTCCAGAGGGATTGCGATCAATACAATTAAAAGGTGAAAATTCTGGTTTTGTATTTCCAGCGCAATTTACCGCTGACATTCAGATAGCTAAACTACCTTATCCTAATGCTCCTGCAACGTGGGAATCCGAAATTTCTGTTCCTCAAACAAACTTTACGTTACCTGGGTCTACTTACTATGTGTCGCCCGGATATGAGCAGTATTACCAAGGTGAGTATGGTCAAGTAAGTACAATAGGGACAAATAATCCTGCATATACGTGGCACACAATTTACATACTGCCTTCTGGTCAATTAGGTGTAGTAAAGGGGTATCCAGGACTACAAAAAGACAAAAATACTTCTGTATTTCCAGGCGCAGATTTTGAAAGTTACTCTAGACAGTTAGGTATACCAAGAGACGCAAGTAGAATGGGACAACTACCCCCTGGTGCAGTACCTATATACAATGTGTGTATGTTTTGGAGAGATATAGTAGAAACGGAAGATCTAAGATCAAGTGCTTTCTATTCTTATACTGGATTAAATTTAAGTAGTGCTTTCGAATACTACGATGATTTTAGTAGTGGAGAACTTCAAAGTAGCATACTTGGAACAAAAATTACAGTATCTAGCGGCAGAGTTCGTTTCACGGCTTCAGGTATTGTAGTTTCTATAGGTGGCGACGGTGAGCCTTTCTATAAGCGCAAGGATGGTTTTACATACGTAAGAGAACTTGTTGTGCCAAAAGGCTACTATGCAGTAAGAATGAAGCGTACTAACCCAGACACTGTTGATCTACCTCCTGGCGCCGATGAGCCAGAATTAAGAAGATATCATCAAGCGTATTTTTATACATTAACTGGTTATAATAGTACTAATAAGCCAACAGTAAACCCAAAAGGATGCTACTTGGCTAAAACTGCGCTTACTATTGAGAGCACAAATAATGTAAATGGTAGGTTAGACGGCATAAACGGTGTAGTTCATACGTTGTGCCCTAAGTGGAGTTCTACAACTAATAGTTGGTCAGACTTTGGCCCAAGCTCCAACCCTGCAGCCTTATTTTTATACGTGTTGACACATCCCGCCAACATGTTCAGAATAACTCCAGATGCAAACAGCGTTAATAAAATAGATTACGCAGCTCTAGGGGATTGGTATGAATATTGCGAAGCAAACATTTTAACATTTAATATGGTAATGGATTCGCAACGCAGTGTTTTAGATGTGTTGCGTGATATAGCTGCTGCTGGTAGAGCTAGCCCAACAATGCTCGATGGTAAGTGGACTGTAGTTATCGACAGACCACGAACATCAGTTGTTCAGATGTTTACACCGCACAATAGTTGGGGATTTGAGTCAGTAAAAGCACTGCCAAGAATACCGGACGCATTTCGCGTAGTATTTAAGAACGAGCTACTATCTTATCAAGATGACCAAGTACTTGTATACAATCCTGGATATACTGAAGAAACCGCTGCGGTAATAGAGGAGTTGCCATTACCAGGTATAACTGCCCGAAGAGTTGCAATTTCTCACGCAGCGTGGCATTTACTGCAACTAAAACTGCGCCCGGAAATATATACAATAAATACTGATTTTGAGTATTTAGTATGTAACCGTGGAGATCTTGTGCGAGTAGCACATGATGTACCTTTATGGGGAGTTGGTAGCGGCAGAGTAAAAAATAAATTAAGCAGTACTACTATTCAGTTAGATGAACCTATTTATTTGCAAGCAGGACTATCGTATGTACTACGTATTCGTAATGCAGATAAAAATAATATACTAACTACTAAAAACATAGTTCCAATAACTACAACTGCTACTTATGGCCAGGTTACCGTAACAACTCCGTTTACAGAAACAGAGGCTTTAGCTAATAGTTTATTTATTATTGGCGAAAACCAACGAGATTCGCAAGAATTAATAGTATTATCTGTTGAACCTTCTACCAACACAACTGCAAAAATTACCTTAACTGACTACAGTCCAGAAATATATAATGTAGTATTAGAAGAGTATGTACAAATTCCTGCATATAATCCTAATATGACCATAGTGCCAGAGAAGTTAATTGATACTGTTAAAGATACACCTGTATTAATATCAGCAAATATAGTAAGTGATGAAAGCGTACTTACAACAACTTCTAGCGGTGCGCTAATTTCTAATATAAGTGTACCCTACAATAATCCAAAAGATCTACCTAAGTCTATATCTCACATAGAGATACAGTACGACGAAGCTAGCGACAATGATGAAAATTGGCAGTATAGTGTTATAGTACCAATTAGAACAGGTTCAGTCTTACTAGAGGGGGTAGATGATAGTGTGCTTTATAAGATACGTGCAAGATATATAACTGAAACAGGTACACTTGGTCCGTGGTGTGCACCAGTACTACATACTGTAATAGGTAAAACTTCAAGACCAGGTCCTGTAACAGGGTTGTTGCAACCAACACTAGATCCTATATCGCTAACAATTACCCTAAACTGGGCTAGCTCCCCTGAGAGAGATATTGGCGGGTATGAGGTATATGCAGAACCAGCAAGACGTACAGCAGGAATACTTGCTGATGAGCCGCTAGTTACTTCTACAGCAATTTTTAGAGGTGCAGCAACTACTTGTAAAACAAAACTACCTATAGCAAATGAAGAAACAGCTTACTATGTTCGTGCCTATGACGTAGTAGGAAACGTTAGTACTAGCTGGATTGCGGTAACATATACTCTACCAGGGCCTGCAGTTCCAGTAAATATAGACTATGCATACGGCAGATCAAAAACTACAACCACAGCTATATTTAGTTGGCTACCCGGCACACCTGTAAGTGGGGCACTGCCTATTGGCGAATACACAGTAGAACTACAGTATGTTAACCCAATTGCTACTACAAAAACTTTCAAAGTTTCTTCTACTAGTGTAGAAACAGAAGTTTTATGGACTGATAAAGTATTTGAGGAAGATACAGCAAAAGTTCGTGTACGCGCCAGTGACTTAGCAGGCAATCTTAGCGCATGGTCAAGTTATGTGCTTGTAGAAAAATATGCCCCACAGCCAGTAGTAATAACTGGTGCACCTATTCCACAAGAAACTAATATTTTAGTAAATTGGTCCGCTCCTAGTACTTATGTTAAAGGATACCTACCTATAAACGACTACGAGATCAGAGAAACCGATGAAAATTGGGACATGTTAAGTGGTGTATTGTGGTCTGGTACGACAACAACAGCGCCTATTAGCTTAGTAGGTAAAGCGTCCGGAACATATACCTGGTACATACGTGCAACAGATACAACAGGTGATAGTTCTTCTAGCTCTACTCCAATAACTTATACATTGGCAAAACCGCCAATGCCTAACAGTCCTCAAATTAGCTTTCAAGATACTAGTTTAACTAATGCAACTGTTACACTGTCTTGGAGTAAAGTAGAGCCTGTATTTGGATTAAATGGTTATGAACTAGAATATCGCAGTAGTACAAGCCCAGAAACCTGGACTCCTGTAGCATTCACGAAGTCCAATACTATAACTCTGCCGGCCAGCTGGGATCCTGGAACTAGAGTATTTCGTATTCGTACCCAGGATAATCTACTATCAAACTATTCAGACTGGAGACAGTTTGATGTGTTAATACAGAAGCCCAATCCTATAAATGTTAATACTTTCCGCGCACAAGTAATTGATAACACTGTACTGCTGTACTGGGAACTACCAGCAATTAGTACGCTACCTATTTCACATGTGCTTATTAAAAAGGGAAGTGTTTGGGCGACAGCAGAACCAATTGGTGAAAAGTCCGGTACTTTTACTACTGTAACTGAAAACAGCGCAGGTGAATACACCTACTGGCTAGCTACAGTAGATACAGAAGGAAATGAGTCTGATCCTGTAAGTATTACTCGTAAAGTTTCACAGCCTCCAAATTATCAATTTTATGCAGAATTTGTCAGTACTTTAGAAAGTCAACCTGGTTTAGGAGACCAGCCTTTCCTTTCTACTGTAACACTAACGAATGCTAAAAAAGATCCTAATAATAAGCTAGTTGTACTACCTGTTAACACGACTGAAACTTATGAACAGCACTTTCAAAATGGTGATCCAAGTGTTTTTGGGGATGCTTGGTCAAGTCCACAAGATCAAATAAGTGCTGGATACCCATACTTATTACAACCAGGACTTCCAATAGGAGTATATCAAGAAGTAGTAGATTTTGAAACCTTAATTGGTGCTAGTCAGATCACTACCACACTGGACGGAGACCAATTAGACGGGCAAATTGGCGATTTACGAGTATTAACTTACATTTCGTATTCTGCAAACGGCAGTACCTGGAGTTCAGAGGTAGCTAGTAGCAGCATTTTTGCAACTGGATTTAGATATGTAAAAGTACGTATAGAAGTTCAGCAAATAGATACTACTGTACCTATTGATAAGCCACTTTACGCCATTCATGGACTAGTTATAAAGTTAGATAATAAACAGATTAGTGATAGCGGAAGCGTCACAGCATTAAGCACAGATACTAATGGTACAATTGTAAACTTTAGTAAAGAGTTTGTTGATATCGCTTCGGTTGTGTTAACAGGTTCTTCTAGTACAGCATGTATAACTGTATATGACTTTAAAGATGACGTGATACAAGCTACCTACTCAGTTACCAACGGAGTATGTGTAGTTACCACCGCTTCCGATCACGGCCTAGAGACTGGTCAGGCAGTTAGATTAGCGTTTATTAGTGGGGCTGGGGTAACTGGTGTATACACAATAACAAAGATAAATGCTTCTAACTATAGTGTTTCTATGCCGGTTGCGAATACCAGCGGCAGTGCTAGTACTTATGCAAACAGTATGAGAGTATACGCATTTAATACGTCAGGAGTTAGAATACCTAGCGTAAAAGTATCGTGGTCAATAACAGGCTACTAAAAGGAGATTTAGAATATGGCAAATCATAGTTTACCAACAATTAGTAGCAGCTATGTAAATTTTTTAGCAGAGCTTGACGCCAGGTTAGACGACCTGGCGATTGGCATAGCTAGTGATTCTACAGGCTTGCCCACTAATACAATACAGTTTGATAGATCTGGGCTAAAGTGGCGTAACTGGAATGGTACTGCATGGGCAGACTTAGCGAGTAGTTACAATATAAACATAAACGGAACGGTAGGGGCTACAACCCCTGCCTCCGGAGCGTTTACTACACTAAGTACTACACAGGCGGCGTCTCTAGCGGCTAACAGTACTGTAGGCGGTGCCGCGATTGTTAGTACATCCGGTACACAGACTCTTACTAATAAAACACTAACTACTCCAGTAATTAGTAGTATTAGTAATAGTGGTACAATCACACTACCAACAGCCACTACTACGCTGGTTGGGCGTGATACAACAGACACACTAAGTAACAAAACATTAACACGACCAAGATTTGCTGACGGCGGATCTATAGATGATGCAGACGGAAATAAACTACTTGAATTTGATAGTGTAGCTAGTGCTGTAAACTATTTAAGGGTCAACAATGCTATTTCTACCAACATGGTGGAACTTACTGCAGTAGGCAGTGATGCGAATGTAAGCTTAAACTTAGTAGCAAAAGGTACTGGTTTCGTAAAAATCGAAGGAGTAGATGTTGCTACTATAAGTGACACGCAAACACTTACTAATAAGACTATCGGCAGTTCTAACAGTATAGATGCAGCAGCAATAACAAGCGGTACTTTACCAAACGCTAGATTGTCCGCAATACCAAACAGCGCGCTAGCAAATAGTACTATATCAGGTGTGTCTTTAGGGAGCACACTTAACGCCTTAACTATAGGTACAGGTTTAACTGGTACTTCGTACAATGGCAGCGCAGCAGTAACCATTGCTGTAGACGGTGCCAGTGCAAATACAGCAAGTAAGGTAGTTGTGCGAGATGCTAGTGGTAATTTTAGCGCTGGTACTATTACTGCTAACTTAACTGGTAATGTGACTGGTAATGTAAGCGGTAGTGCTGGTACAGCAGGCACAGCAACTAATTTAAGCGGTGGCAGTGTAGCCGCTACCACAGGTAGTTTTAGTGGTGCAGTTACAATGTCTAGTACATTAAATGTAACTGGCGATATAACAGGTAGTGGTAACATTACTGCGTATTCTGACGAACGACTAAAAACCGATTGGTCTTATTTAGATGCCAACTCTTATGTATCTAACTTAGCTAATATTAAGTCTGGCACGTATACTCGAGTAGGTACTTCTATTAGATACGCCGGTATTAGTGCACAAAACTTACAACAACTACTTCCAGAAGCAGTTGTTGCAGACGCAGAAGGTATGTTAAGCGTTAATTATGGTGCTGCCGCCATGGTAAGTGCCGTAGAGCTGGCAAAACTAGTGCTGCAACTACAGCGTGAGATTGAAGAACTCAAACAAAAATTGGCTTAAATTAAAGTACCCAGTCCTTGTGGCTGGGTATTTTTTTATGTTGACAACTGCCTGCCCCTGTGATATAATATACAAGAATCACAGAGGTGTTTAAAAATTTTCTTGACAAGAGCTTTGCTCTAATAGATCACAGAAAGTAATAAACCATTAGTTTTAATAATATAAACTGCTACTAGCAAGGAGTTATGCGAATGTTTGAAGTAAGCGCAGAACAAATTATTCAAGTACTAGGAGTGGTTGCTTTAGCAGTTATTGGTGTTAGCGTCGGTGCTCAGAAACTATTGAAAGATTGGCGAGCGACTAGCGCAGAAACTAATATAATAGTTCTTATGCAGTCTGAGCTGGAGCGTATGAGCCAGCAGAATACGGCTCTTAGCGAGGAGCTGGGAAGGCTCCACCAAGAAATTATACAGCTTAACAAGCAGCTGCAGAACTTGACCGTAGAAAATCAACGTCTACAAACTGAGATCACGGCCCTAACTGATGAAGTTAGCGTGTTGCGACAAGCAACTTCCAGAAGAAAGGTTTAATTATGACTTCACCAGTTAAATTAAATTTAAAAATATATCAGGGCAGCACTTTTCGTCAAGTATTGCGTTGGGAATCGTCTACAAAAGTATACGTACCAATTACAAATATTACAAAAAGCGCACCCGTGGTAATTACAGCAGCCAATCACGCTGCTCCACTAGGCTGGCGCGTTAAGGTGGTTGGTGCCGGCGGTATGAAAGAAATTAACCAACTAGATTATCAAACTGTTACCGATAAAACAACGGATACAGTTACCCTAAACCAGATTAATAGTCTTGGCTTCACCGCCTACACTAGCGGCGGCGTGTTAGAGTACAATCAGCCAGTTCAGCTTACTGGATACACTGCACGTATGCAGATTCGCGCTAAGCTAGATAGCGATACCGTACTGCACAGTCTAACCACAGAAAATGGTGGCATATTGCTAGACAATGTGGCAAAAACTATCACCATGTATATACCAGACGAAACTACTCAAACATTTACGTTTAAGGCGGCTGTGTATGATTTGGAATTAATTAGTGGTGGTGAAGTAACTGCACTAGCTTCTGGCAGCATTACCTTAGTTCGCGAGGTGACCAGATAATGACAGCAGAAGTAGAAAAAGTATTGGTCACGGAAACACAAGTAGTAGTTTCCCAACCAGAAACTCGCGAAGTAATAGTAACTGGACTACTTGGCCCAAAAGGTGATCGAGGCGCTTCTACTATTGCAGAGCTTGAGGACGTAAATTTAAGCAGCTTAACAAGCGGCAGTGTGTTGGTGTACGACACTAACTCACAAAAATGGATATCAAAAACACTACTGAATCAGCAGCAGGTTGATTGCGGTGAATTTTAAAAGGAATAGAATATGGCTTCTATTATCAGAATCAAACGTTCCACAGTTGCCGGTAATCCAAGCACACTAGCTGCCGGCGAATTAGCCTACAGCGCACTTGCTGATAACGGTAGTAATGGTGGAGATCGCCTGTACATTGGTATGGGTACAGAAACTAGCGGTAATGCGGCAAACCACGTTGTAATTGGCGGTAAGTACTTTACCGATATGGTAAGTGCAGCAACAAATGCAAACACTGCCAACACTATTGTAAAGCGTGATGCCAGCGGCAACTTTAACGCAGGCACAATCACCGGCACACTAAGTGGAAACGCTAGCACAGCAACTGCACTTCAAACTGCCCGCACAATTAGCTTAACCGGTGATGTTACATATACAAGTGGTAGCTTTGACGGCACCGGTAACGTAACCGGCACGGCAACCTTAGCTACTGTTAATACCAATGTAGGCACTTACGGAAGTAGCACAGCGATTCCAGTAGTTACTGTAAATGCTAAGGGTTTAGTAACCGCAGTTTCAACTGCAACAATTAGCACTACTTTAAATATTGCTGGTGGAACAGGTACGGATGCAGTTGCACTTGGTACCGACACACTTACATTTGTAGGCGGTACAGGTGTAACTACAACTGTTACTAACAACCAAGTAAGTTTTGCTATCGGTCAAGCAGTTGCTACGACCAGCGACGTAACATTTAACAATGCAACACTAACTGGATACCTACGCGGCCCTAGCACTTTCACTATCGACCCTGCTGCACACGGCGATGATACAGGTACAGTTGTTATTGCAGGTAACTTAACGGTTCAAGGCGTAACTACAACAGTTAACTCGACCACTGTAGAAGTTGCTGACCTAAATATTACAGTTGCTAAAAACGCTACTACTGCTGCACAAGCTAACGGAGCAGGTTTAACAGTTGCAGGCCCAGCTACCGCAGCTACACTAACATATACAAGTGCCGATGACCGCTGGAATCTAAACAAGGACTTAAACGTTGGCCGCGTATACGGTAACGTAACAGGTGCCTTAACAGGTAACGCAAGTACAGCAACTGCCTTAGCAACCGGCCGTACAATCAGTTTAACCGGCGATGTTACGTACACAAGCGGTAGCTTTGACGGCACTGCAAACGTAACAGGTACAGCTACGCTAGCAAATACCGCAGTAACAGCTGGCAGCTATGGCAGCGCTACTCAGGTCGCTACTTTTACCGTTGACGGCAAGGGTCGTTTAACTGCTGCCGGCAATACAAGCATTCAGATTGCTACTACTGCACAAGTTGGTTTAGCCAGCTTTGATAGCACAAACTTCAGTGTTAGCGCTGGTGCGGTGTCCCTCAGCCAAGTTGATGGCGGAATTTACGCTTCTTAATATAAAGGGCCTATCTCTATAGGCCCATTTTTAAAAATCCACAAAACGCCTATCGCTATAGGCAGGAGAAATTAATGGCAACAGCAAAAATTAAACCAAGACGCTCGGCGTTACCTAATACACCACCAACAACCGCTAATATTGAGCAGTATGAAATAGCTATGAATACTGCCGACAAAAAGCTTTATACACGTGACGGTAGTGATAATATTATTACTATTGGTGCTGGTAATCTTTCTGGTTTGGGCGATGTTGCTATTACTTCCCCTACTAACGGACAAAACTTAACTTATAACAGTAGTACAGGTAAGTGGCAAAATTCTACTGCTGCTGGTGCAGGCGACGTTAGTGGCCCTGCTAGCAGTACTGATAATGCTTTAGTTCGCTTTGATGGTACAACAGGTAAACTGATTCAAAACAGTACCGCTACTCTTAGCGACGCAGGTGCTCTTGATGTAGCAAACGTTACCAGCGATTACGTACAGCTTGATACGGCTGCAGGTGCTGCAAGTGGAGTAGGTCGCATTACTTGGGATGCTGGTGAAGGCACAGCTACACTAGGGTTGAGTGGTGGCAATGTAAATCTACAGATTGGCCAAGAAAACGTTGTACGTGTTTATAACGGCACTGGAGCAACTATCACAAATGGTAGTGTAGTTGCCGTGGCGGGTGCTCAAGGCCAGCGCCCTAGCGTTGTGTTGGCGGATGCAGACAGCGAGCCTCTTAGCGCAGCTACGTTAGGTATTGCTACAGAAGATATTGCAAATGGAGCAGAAGGCTTTGTATCTACTTTTGGTGTAGTAAATGGTTTAAATACTAGTGGATTCACAGCAGGTGCACCTGTATACTTATCGCAAACAGCTGGCGCCTTAACGGCAACTCGGCCAAGTGCTCCTGCTCACACAGTATTCATTGGCTGGGTGTTGCATGTAAATGCAAGTAGCGGCCGTATCTTTATTAATATCAACAACGGCTGGGAACTAGATGAACTCCATAATGTAAATATTAGCAGCGTAGCAAATAACAACCTACTACAGTATGATAGTGCTAATGCTTACTGGAAAAACGTAGCCCCAAGCGCAGTAACAGGTGTAGGTAGTGCATCACAACTTGTTACTGGTCGAACAATCAGTTTAACTGGTGACGTTACATACACAAGCGGTAGCTTTGATGGTACCGCAAATGTAACAGGCGCAGCCACGCTAGCAAATAGTGGTGTTACTGCCGGTACGTATAGTTTAGCTAATATAACCGTGGACTCAAAAGGCCGGATTACGGCAGCTAGTAGTGGTTCAGTAACTTCTTTAACAGGTGTAACTAGTAGTGCTGGACCATACACTGTAGCACTTGGGTATGGTGCCGGAACAAGTTTAAACCAGTTTTTAGGTAATTACAATACAGCAATTGGATATCAGGCCCTTAATTCCGCCACACAAAGCTCTGACAATGTAGCCATTGGTTATAATGCTTTAAGGTATCAAACTATTAGTGGAACAGCTAACGTTGTTATAGGCTCAAATGCTGGTACAGGTACTGCAGGTAGTTATGATTATACTGTGCTTATTGGGTATGGTGCGGGACAGTACGTTCAAAATACTGGTACCGTATTTATCGGTGCACAAACAGGGCGACGATCGTCCGCAGCATACTCTGTAGGTATTGGGCACCAAGCTTTTGGTTTTGCTAATAGCACGAATCAAAACGGCAACTACTGTATAGCCATAGGATACCAGTCGCTGTATTCCCTACAGTATGGTCAACATAACACGGCAGTCGGAACTTATGCTGGTTTCAGTTTAACCGCTGGAGAGTTTAACACAATATTTGGTAGTCGAGCTGGGCAAGAGGTAACAGGTTCTTATAATACTTTAATAGGAAATAGAGCAGGATCGTCCGGCAGCGTTAACTTAACTAGCGGCAATCAAAACATTATTATTGGTAATGCTGCTGAACCTTCGTCATCAACAGCATCTTTTGAGATTACTTTAGGTAATGCTGCTATAACAAGATTCCGAATTCCTGGACTTGGTGTAGACTGGACTAGTAGCACACTACCACTTACTGCTAACCAAACGATTACACTAAGTGGTGATGTTAGCGGTAGTGGTAGCACAGCAATTACTACCACACTTGCAAACAGCGGAGTGACAGCAGGCAGCTATACTAATGCAAATATTACCGTAGACGCTAAAGGCAGGGTTACCTCAGCTAGTAGTGGTAGTGCCGGAGGCCCAACTGCTCTTAGCATTAATAGTCAAAACTGGACTTATACGGTAGTGGCTGGAGATTTAGGTAAAGTAATTAATCTTACTGCCAATACTTTTACAGTATCACTAACATCAGCAGCTACTCTAGGGGCTGGATTTTATTGTTACCTATGGAACACAGGTTCTGGAAACGTAACTATTGACCCAGCCGGTTCAGAAACCATAGATAACTTAGATACATTAATACTTAGACATAACCAAGGTGCTCATATTGTATCCGACGGCACTAACTGGAAATTAATCTCGGCAAAGCGTTTCAGCTTATATGCAGAGTCTTTGGCTGGAGGATTTACGCGACCAACTGCCACAGGAGATTCTACGGTAGCTATTGGTGGAAATGCATCTGCTACTGCCGATTACGCTACTGCTGTAGGATTAAACGCTGGAGCAACAGCTAAACCATCAATAGCATTAGGCTGTGATTCTAACTACGCTGGCTCACAAGCAGTAGCTCAAGGGGCTATTGCAATTGGTGGTTCTCGTGCAAGTGGTGTGGACAGTTTTGCTGCGGCTGTTAGTAATAATACTACAAGTTATGGAGCATCAGGTCAAAATTCTATTGCAATTGGTTGGGTATCAAGAGCCACTGGAACTGGCTCTAATGCGGTCGGATACCTAACTAATGCTTCCGCAAATAGAGCACAAGCATTTGGGGCCTTAGCAACAGCGTCAGGTATTTCAGCTTTGGCTATTGGTACAGGTGATCTAGGTACTACAACAGCTTCTGGAAGAGCTGCTGTAGCCGTTGGAGACAATAACACTGCTGCTGGAGACTACTCTAACGCTTTTGGAAGTCGCTCAGTGGCTAATGAATATGGTAAGTTTTCATATGCCTCTGGTAGATTTGCTGCAAACGGTGATGCACAGGCTGGTAAGCATGTATTGCGCCGTCAAACAGCAGATGCAACAGCAACCGTACTTACACTAGATGGCGGTGCTCAGTCAGCAGCAAACCAGCTTACACTTGTAAATGGAGAAGCTATTGCCTTCACAGGAATGGTCGTTGCTCGTCAGCAGTCCTCGGCTGGAACAGCTTCAGCAGCTTGGAAAATAGATGGATTAATTCGCAGAGAAGGTTCTGCTGCTGCCACTGTACTAGTAAACAGTGCATTAACTGTGCTTTCAAACGTACCTGGCTGGACCATAGCACTATCGGCAGACACTACAAACGGTAGTTTAGCTATCACTGTAACAGGTGCTGCTGCAACAAATATTCGCTGGGTAGCTACTGTTGATACAGCAGAAGTAACTTACGCCTAAGGAGATATAAATGGCAATTCAAACAAATATTCAAAACTCACAATTCGGCGTGCCTTTTACAGGAGCTTACTTCAGAATTGCAACCGCACTAGTGTCTCGTCAACGCGGTGAACCTAAACATACGGTAATGATTGATATTTCAGGGTATGCAACCCAGCCTGTGCATGATGAAATTCGCGAGGTAGACTTCAGACGCTATAATGCACCACTAGCGGAAGTAGAAGCTCAGACCGGAGATACTTTTTTAGCAAAATGCTATGCTTGGTTAATGCAACAACCTGATTTGGCAGGCAGTATAGGAGTTTGATAGATGTCGATTACAATCAATCATCAAACAAACGACATTAGTGGTGTAGGTGGCAGCGTTACTATTAACGGTAATGCTGTGCCTACTACCTCTCTAACAGGTGTAACGCAAAGTACAACTCCTTGGACAATAGCATTAGGACAAAACGCTGGAAATGGTAGCATTAGCGGAGAGGGAAATGTTGCCATTGGGTATCAAACACTAAATTCAATAACAACTGGCGGATATACTGTAGGAATTGGCTACGGTGCTGGAAACAGCGCTACAGGTAGTCGAAATGTTTTTCTTGGCATACAATCAGGTTATAGGGCACCAGGCTCAGATAACATTGGTATTGGTCAATATGCTTTATACGGGGCTTCAAGCGGCACTGGTTTTGGTAACATTGCCATTGGCTATCAGTCTGGATATGGTTTGAGTAATGGCGAAACCAATGTATTCTTAGGTTACTGGGCCGGTAAAGCAGTCACAACTGGCAATGACAACCTTTTATTAGGTAAGTATGCTGGACTTAACTTATCTACAGGTAATGGCAATATCGGTATAGGTATTGAGTGTCTAAGAGATAATACAGGCAGCAGTAATATTGCTATTGGACAAAATACTCTTAGAAATACTGGCGGTGGTGGTGCTAATATTGCAATTGGTTTTGAAGCTGGTCAGTATATTGGCTCAGGTTCGAATAACGTCGTTATTGGCAGAAATGCCGCTAACGCTGGTACTAATAACTTAAACAGCGGTTCTAATAATATTATTATTGGATATAACGCATCGTCTACTACTGATTCAGTAAGCAATGAGATTACTTTTGGTAATGCAAGTATTACCAAACTACGAGTACCAGGTGTAGGGTTATATGCAGGTACTGCAAGCATAGCTTCATCGTCTACAATTACCCCCGATATTACAGTTGCGCAATATAGTGTAACAGCTCTAGCTGTAGCAGCCACATTTGCAGCTCCTGCAGCCGGTAAAGACGGTCAAAAGTTAACCTTACGCATTAAAGACAACGGCACTGCCCGTGCACTTACTTGGACAACTACTAGCGGCGGGTATAGAGTTATCGGTACGGCTTTACCTACTACAACAACTGCAAGTAAAGTTATTTACATAGGTTTGGTTTATAACTCTCAAGATACTTTCTGGGATGTAGTTGCAGTTGCTACACAAGCTTAAGGATATATATGAAACAAATTGATTTTGAATTTGAAACAGTATATGGCTTGTTTAAGGATTCTTTAGTATACCAAGACAACGAGAACCCAACAGAATTAGAAATTCATGAAGCAAAGCAGGCCAGGCTAGACAGGTGGATTAGGCTTGTTACTCACAAACCTGTATTTAAATTAGATGAAAATGGTGACCTTGTACTAGATAAAAACGGTAACCCAATAATCTTGGAGTAATAATATGGCAAATAGATATTGGGTTGGTGGTACTGGTACTTGGAGTACAACTAACACCGCTAATTGGTCTGATACAAGTGGGGGTGCTGGAGGATTCTCTGTACCGACACTGTCAGATGACGTATTTTTTGATGCAAACTCTGGAACTGCACCATACACGGTTACTGCTAATAATAGTTCACTTGCATGCCAGAACTTAGACTGTACTGGATTTGTTGGTACATTAAATACTGGTAGCACCCTTAATGTATATGGTAATCTAGTAATTAGCTCTGCAATGGGGCTTACAGGTTCGTCTGGTATCTATAACTTAAGGTTTAAAGCCACTACTCCAGGTAAAACCATACAGCCTGGTGGTAATAGTGCACAAGGTAGACTGATATTTGATGGAGTAGGTGGGGAGTGGTCACTACAGGGCGCTGTTTCAGTAGGTGGTTCCAACGGAGGAATACAGGTACTAGCTGGAACATTTATTACCAATGGCTACAGTATTTATACTGGTCGTGAAGGTATATCGTCAACAGGCACTGCGGTTCGTAGTATGCAGCTGGGGGCCTCTACTATTACTATATCTTTGGGTAACTATAACGTTACAGGTAGTAACGTAACTGTTACACATACAGGCACTCTTACTTGTGGTAACGTAAGTCAGGGCGTCTTTGCAGGTGGTGGCGGTAGTTATGGTAGTGTTACTGTACAAAGTGGAGCTTTTGCAGAAAACACTGCAGTTTATGGCAGCAACACATTCCAAAATCTTACAGTAGGCGGAGCACCCATTTCGTTGCTAGTAGAGGGTAATCAAACTATTACTGGTACGTTTACTTGCAATGGTGCGGGATATACTTCTCCTACAAGTACGTCTAACTGGAGAATGGTAAAGATTACTGGAGTAGTTTTTGGTGATGGTGTAACGGACATAAATCCCAACGCCCCGCAAGCAACTATAACAGCAAACAACTTTAGCTTAAATTATGCAGCATTTGCAAATATAGTATTAGCTGGTCCAGGTACACCACTTGCAGGTGAGTTTAGTGATTGTGGTAATAACGCAGGAATTTCATTTCCTGCTTCTAAAACAGTTTATGCTCGTAATACTACGAGCGGCACTTGGATAAGCAACATACGCTGGTCTAGTACCAGTGGTGGGGCCGCAGATACAAAGATACCTTATGCTCAAGATAATATAATACTTGATGCAAATACGGGTACCGGCTCAATAGGATTTCCAGGGGGGGATCATCCGGGTTATGATGTAGGTAATCTAAATGCTTCAAACTATAGTGGTACTATAGATTTTTCTCAGACTACCAGAGTGCTTGGAAATATATCTATGGGGGCAAGCACCATACTATCAGGACAACTAAACTTATATGGACACACAAATACTACTCTAACAGCTTACAATACGTTAGGTATTGTACAAATTAGAAAGAAAACTAATGCGTCTCTTACACTTCAGAATTCTGTAACTTCAAATAATATACTGTACGTATATACTGGAGATTTTACTCTAGGCGGATACGACTATACTTGTAGCAGACTTTTCTCTAGTTATACTACACTAAGAAAAATTAATTTTGGCTCTAATAACATAATTATACCAAGCAATAATACTACTGTAATAAGTTTAGATAATCCAAATAATCTTTCTTACAGCGGCACTGGAGCCGTAAACTGTACGTATTCTGGGTCTACTGGTACTAGAACTATTTCTTATGGTAATTCGGTAGCACCTGCTAATAATCAAAGCTTACCAATTAAGGTGTCTGCTGGTAGTGATATTGTATCACTTACAAGTAACAGTAATTACCAAACATTTGTAGATTTTACAGGATTTACAGGCACGCTGTCATTAGGTACTTTATATGTAAACAAGGACATAGTAATTCCTGCTGGGGTTACTTGTACCACAGGTACACTGGTACTGTATGGCAATAATGCCGGTAGTTATATTGTTAACTTACCTAGTACAGTTGTTTTACCGCAACTAAATATACAGTGTGATCCTACCGTAACGTTTACATTAGCGGCAAATACAACAATAACAAATACAGTGTTTCTGGTCAGTGGTAATTTTAGTGTTGGTAACTACGCCCTTACCTGTACAACTTTTAGTAGCAGTTATACTAATACAAGGACTTTAGCGTTTGATACTAGTGGTAGTATTACTTGTACCTCATGGACAACTCAAATTGCTAGCGGGTTTACTTGTTCTGAAGTTTCAAACGTAATATTTACACCTACAACTTCAGGTGTTAGTTATTCTATATCTCACGGTAATACTACTGCGCCAGCAGATGGAAGTGGTACTGTAAGTTACACAATTAAAAATGGTGCTGGAACTGTTGGTATTCTTGGACACGTTAAGAGCGTTGTATTTGATAGTACATTTACAGGACAGTGGGCAGGTTCGTTTAGCACCGTAATATTCTATAAAAGTTTCATTAGTCACGCTGGTATGACTACTAGTAATAACAGTAGTCAAGTACTAGAGTGGCGTGGTACAAGTAGCACAGACTGTTTCTATGCTCCAGCTAATAATGGTAATTCAGGATCTCCTTACAGACTAAGACTTGCAGGTACTGGTATATTAAAACTAATACCTGGCGGTAACGGAGCGCCAACATATACAGAAATAAACTCAGGTACACTTGATCTAAACGGAAATACTTTTCCGGTAATATACCCAATAAATCTAAACGCTGGTACTATAGATTTAAATGGTGGCACTTTAGTGGGCGGTATTTACAGCGGAGGTACGGCAGCTTCTACTATCAACTTTAGAAATGGTACGATTAGAATGGACGGTGGTAGTGCTTCTGCTTGGAGCGCTACTAATACTAATCTAACTACTACAAATACAGAAACTGGCAAAATTGAGTTTACCGGTACAGGAGCAAAATATTTTGATGGTGGAAGTATAAGCAGAGTATATCCAAAAATCTCTAATGCCGGTAGTGGTGAAGTATTTATCCTGGGTACTAGCACGTATGAAAATATTGAGACTACCGTATTTCCAGCAACTTTTAAGTTTCAGTTTGGAAGAACTACTACTTTTAAAGAGTTTACTTTATCAGGTTCACCAACCGGAAAAGTATTCTTAAGAAAAAACCAAGATACTTATCCAGTGAATCAGCAGTACTACTTCTCAAAAACTTCAGGCACTATTAATGCTAGTTATTTAGATATACAGTTTTGTAATGCCTCTGGAGGTGCGACTTGGAATGCCTTTACTTCCAACGGTAACACGGATTCTGGTACTAATAATGGCTGGGTATGGCTTGGCCCCACAGGATTTTTATTAATGTTTTAATAGGTATAATATGAGTTTCCCACAAGTAACCCTAAACAGCGAGCACGTAGCGCAGGAGCGCTATGCAGCTCAGGTAGTACACATCTTACAAATCGACGACAATGTTGGCGACAAGAACCTACGGGCTTTTGTACAACTAGGCGATAATTCCAGCTTTAAATACTGGGTCACAGTTCAACAAGGCGATGCTTACAGCACCAACTGGACAAATGACGACGTAGCTAACGCAGTTAAACAGCACTTCCAACAATGAAAACCTGGCTAGCCACTATCACGCTAGCCGTTTCCTTATCCGCCGTGGCTCAGCAGAACTACACCAGTGGCAACACCACGGTGGATAATCTTTCTAATAACCAACAAGGTACTAACGTTGCTAATAACAGCAACAATCAAAGTACCACTAACTCAACAACTTACAATGGTAATGCACCAGGTTCTACACCACCTCCCAGTGCCATAAGTCCCGCATTTATGTCTGGCGGAAACGACAGCTGCTTAATTGGGTACGGAGGATCGGTTTCAAGTTCTGTAATTGGCATTAGCGCGGGTAGCTATAAACGCGACCCACAGTGCGAGTTACTAAAACTAGCAAAAACACTAAACGAGTTTGGACTAAAGATTGCTGCAGTTGCAGTGCTTTGTCAAGACGCACGTGTTTTTGAAGCTATGGCCATGGCCGGGACTCCTTGTCCCTACCTAGGTACCATAGGAAAGCAAGCTACCTTAGGGTGGCAACAAAATCCACAACGGAGACCCGATTATGACGCAAACAAAGAACTTAAGCCTATCTCGCAAAGTGCTGCTAGCGCTAGCGATGATGGTACCAGTCTTTCTGACCGTTTCAGGGCCAGCAAGCGCTCAAACGCTGCTAATCAGCAACCAACAACAGGTAGTGACCAATCTGGCAAACAGCAGTAATGCTCTAAAGCAACAGATTACAATTGGTATCACAGCTGCTAACGTCGCTGCCAGCGGAGCAAACGCCGGTCAGATACTACAACCCAACACACTAAACAACTTTACCATTACCGAGCAACAGCGCCAAGACTACAACACCAGCTTAAACACCTACAAGAACACTAACTTTAGTACTGCTCAGCAGTTTCTTGTAGACCAAGCTAACCTAGCCAAAGCGCAAATGCAAGGTGCAATCGATCAACTAGCAGCCGCTGCAGTAGACCTGCAAAAGGTAACGCAAGTTAATCAGTTAATGGCAACAGTTCAAGATGTGCCTACTGCATCAGCAGCCAAGCAAATCTTACAAAACAGTGGTATGGGCACAGAGGTAACCACACAGCAAGTAGCGGCCTACAACCAAAGCTTAGCAAGTGTTGGTGAGTACGCAACCAAAACAGGTGCATTCTTCGCAGCTGCTAATAATCAGCAAATTGTGTCTAACCTAGACATGACTGCTGCTAACTACAACCGCGATCTTTACGCCGCTACAGCCGCTTACAGCTACAACAGCGATGTGCTAACAGTCCAGTTTACTGAGTCAGTAAACATGACGTTTGAAGGCTTTATGACACAGCAGCAACAGTCGACAGCTGCGTTCATGAACCAAACAGCGTTTCAAGGCTATGTAAGATAATGGCTAAGCTAGACTTAGAATCCACCGAACTAAGTGTTGGTGGTGTAAAACTAAAAGGTGTTTACATCGCAGTGGTACTAAGTTTTGCTTCTACGATTGCTGGTGGCATATTTGCCGCCAGCAAATTTATCAATAGAATTGATAACTTAGAGCAGCGAGTAGGCGAGATAAAAATGCCCGATGGCGAGCCAGTAGTAAAGTTGATTGAGAACGTAGACTTTTTAACCAATGAGGTTAAGGGGCTACAAAACAAGCAAAAAGAAAACGAGGAACGGCTAGGCAAGCAGGACGTAGCACTCAAAGAGCTACAAACGCAAATAGCAAGCAATGACGTTGCAAAACTGCAAGGTACTATTGCTAGAATACAAACCACTATGGAGTCTGTTACTGGCGGACTGCGTGATGTACAACAGATCAGCAAAGACGTGGCACAAACACGTGAGCGAATGGTTGGCATAGAACGTGATATGCAAGTATTGAAAAAAGACGTAGACTCACAGTGGAACGCAATCGACACCCTTGGTGCAGGAAGTTTAAAGGGTAAATAATTTTACACCTTTGGGAACTTTTTTATGTTTTTATTAAAATTTGTCCCGGCTTGGTTTCCGGCAGTCTTAGTACTAGCCGGAATATTAGGCTATTTATTGTTGGAAACTAAACCGGGTTTTCTTTACCAAAAGCTGATGAAAATGGTGGCCCTCACTACCACAGCTTTGGGTTTTTTCATTTTTGGCATGGTATACGTTGACCACCACTGGCGTCGTGAAGCGGAAACTTTGCTGGCCAGAGCCACAGCTGCTGAAGCATCTGCTAAAGTGGTTAATACCGAAATAAAGGAAAAAGTAATAGTAAAGCGCGAGTACTATAAAACTCGTGGTCGTGATATAGTTGAGTATGTAGACAGAGAGATTGTAAAGTACGATAATCGCTGCGAAATACCAAACGAATTTGTAGAAGCTCATAATAAGGCAGCAACACGATGAAATATTTACTAGTGCTATTAACGGTGATGTTGGCGGGCTGTAGCACACCAGTTGCCGTAAAAATGCCGTTTCCAGAACCCCCAGGCAAGCTAAGCAGTGAGCCTTGTCCTGACTTGCAAAAGCTCGAAAAAGACGCTAAGCTAAGCGACGTAGGTAAAACAGTAGCTGTGAACTACAACACCTACTATACGTGCGCAATTAAGCTAGACAGCTGGATTGAGTGGTATGCAAAGCAAAAAATTATTTACGAAGGGGTAAAGTAATGCAACTAACAAAAGCGCAGCTAAAGCAGCTGCTGCCTAAAAATCCATATATCGACCAGTGGCATAGTGCACTAAGCCAGCTGCTGCCCGATTACGAGATCAATACTCCACAGCGTATTGCTGCATTCATAGCCCAGTGCTCACACGAGTCTGCTGGGTTTACAGCACTACGAGAAAACTTAAACTATCGTTGGCAAAGTCTACGTAAGATATTTCCCAAATATTTTCCAACTGATGAACTAGCGCAAGAGTATGCAAATAAGCCAAACAAACAAGAAGCGATTGCTAATCGCGTTTACGCTAACCGCATGGGCAACGGCCCTGAGTCTAGTGGCGATGGTTGGCGTTTTTGTGGTCGGGGTCTTATCCAGTTAACTGGTCGTGACAATTACAGCTGGTTTGCGGCTAGCCTTGGAATTCCAGTAGAAGAAGCCAGCGAGTATTTGCAAACCTTTGAAGGTGCTGCACAATCAGCGTGCTGGTTTTGGGAGACAAACGGCTTAAACCGCTGGGCAGATGCTGGCGATATTTTGACCTTGACCAAGCGAATCAATGGTGGTACAATAGGACTTGACGATCGCATAAAGCACTACAACCACGCACTGCACGTGCTAGGAGTAGACCATGCATGATACCAAACTTGTAAAGTGGGTGATAGTAATACTACTAGCGCTGCCGGTCACACTGCTGGTACTAAGCAAAGATACTTTTAGGTATCCTTGCCAAAATCCAGCAAACTGGGATACTCAGCAGTGTCAAAAGCCTTTATGCGATGTAACACGCACTTGTCCTGAACACGTATTCAAAGGACAACGTGATCCACGCTTAGGGCCACCACCAGAAACCACTCCCCAAATACCTCAAAAAGGAGCAGTTAGCTGTGGAAAATAATCAAACCTTCTTATACACAGAAGAACAGTTAATGGCTAGACTAAAATTCTTTATTGGAATTTGTCTAGCACTTACACTAACAGGCATTGTGTTTGTTGTGTTATATTCACTTATATTCGTAACACAACCGCTAAATGCTATTTCACCGATCGATCAAAAGTTTTTTGAACTTATTGTTCCAATTGCTACTTTCTTAACAGGTACCCTTAGCGGCATTATGCTTGCAGGACGCAGTAAGGAGGAAGTAGATGCTACGCTGGCAATGATGAAGCAGGCAAACGAAAACGTTAAAACTGCTAAAATACCTGTTACACCCAGCGCTCCTTCAATCGGACAACGTGTAGATCAACAGCTGCAAAACAGCGGATACTACGATCAGCCTGCGCAACCGCAAGTTATACTAATAAACGGCAAACCTGCCCCGCAACCAGCGCCTCAACCGGAGATTTAAATGCGTAATATTTTATTAGCAGTTTTTATTAGCCTTTTTGGCGCCACCGCGGTTTTTGCTGAACCTGAAACCAAAAAGGTTTGCAT